TTCTGTTCAATGTCCTTGGTATTACTCACATAAGAATGGACCCTGACATCCGGGCAGATTTTCTGTAGTTTCGGGATCAGAAAAGGAGTCAGGCACGTTCCGATCGTGATCGTGGAACCGAGTTTCAATGTGGAGGACTGTCCCTGGTTGAGCATCAGTTCTTCAAGCTGCTGGAACTGGCGGATCAGACTGCGCGCCTGCGGCAGAAGCAGATTTCCGCGTTCTGTGAGGTAAAGCTTTTTGCCGAGGCGTTCAAAAAGAAGCCCGTTGTAATGCTTTTCCAGCTCGCGGATCGCCTGGCTTACGGTAGGCTGCGATAAATACAGATGAGCGGCAGCTGCACTCATAGAGCCCTGGTCAGCTACTGCAACAAAAATGGTCAGATGTCGTATCGTCATTTTACATTCTCCTAGTATAGAAAATACCTATCATTTCTATAAAATAATATCATTTTTCAAATACATACTCAAGTGGTATATTATGAATTATAAATGAAAAAAACATGGAATGAGGTATAGAGATGTCAGCATTAACAGTCAGCAAAGAAGATGAAAAAAGAGTCTGCAGGTATTCAGATTGCGATACCATTCCCAGTCAAGTATCTTTCTGTCTATCTTGATATAGGACATTTGGCTTTCTCCTTTCCGACTGCTAAGAACTGTCAAGAAAGCAGTCTGTTTTATTCTCCATGATATTCTCAACATGCACTATGGACATTGGTTGATT